GTATGCCTCAGGTTCGTTTTGTTTGATACCTTTCACATAAAGATTTCTAGCAGATCGCATAAGTTCTTCAGTTTCTGGAGCAAACGTAATTGTCTCATTAATTAAAGGTATCTCCATATTTTTCATACAGGACATACTAAATTTCATTGCCCTTCTAGTTTCTTCAACACTTAATGCATATGGCAAACTAAGTCGATATGCATGTTGAGCAATACCATTAGAGCATTCCATCACACGAAGAATTGCAATCTTATCCTTTTCGGAATCAGGAAGATTTTCATATAGGGTTTTCCAGTCAGTCATACTAATTTAAGTTCAGATACAGGGTTAGTAAGGTAATGATCATTGAAGTACAATGTATCCCTAACTCTTGCTTTGATATCTTGCCAAGATTCAGGTGCTTTAATGTCAGGATTACCTACCCAAATAAGATCATTAATATCATATCTATACTCTCCTTTGAAATCAGTTTTTGATTCTGGGTCTTTTACAGAAGCAGAAGTAGATACCTCGACTCTCTCTTTTGCAACAATCATAATCATTCGCTTACCATAGTCACCTAGGATATAGTAGTCTGCAAGTTTTACCTCAGGAGGTTTTTCTGAGTTTGGATGAGCATTTTTAATAACGAATGTAGTTTTGCCTTTCATTGTTTTTGGCAGAGTTATCTTTTTACATTCAAATGTAGTATCATCAAGAGAAAGAAGATCATACCCACTCTTTCCAGGATCACGATAAAGGAGATTCTCAGAAACCCATTGAATCAGTTCTTCAAGTGCTCTTCCATTATCAAAGTTAGATTCTGAAGATTCGTTTTTGAAGTCTTTAGGACTATGCCGGGACAACCAAATATCAGCACGATTATTCTTATCAAAATTAAAAGTGCTAAACAGTGCTTTTACTTCTTCAATAGTTTTCATTTAAATTTACACTCCACCATAAGTTCAGTAAGACAAGCAAGCAAATTAATTTCCTGATCGGCAACAAAAGCTGATTGGTATTGATACTTAGCAATCAGCAGAACTGCCTGAGGAATCGTAGAAGGTTCTAAACTAACATAAAGATTGTCATAGATTGACCGGAAAATGTGAGAAGGTTCGTTATCCAAATTGTTAACGATCCACTTTTTAACAGTTGTAAACTCCTTTTGCTTAAGAGCAGTACTAAGTTCTTTAAATTTAATCTCAGTTAAATTTGAAAGAATACCACTATCAATCATTCCGCCAACAGAATATCGCTGGCACTCGTTGAGAGTGCGACGCCAGTCAGGGAAGAATTTGATGATTAGTTGGGGAAGTACTTTCTCATCATATTGTACACCCTCTTCCTCAAGTATAGACCGGATACGGTCGAAAAATCTTCCTGCAATTTGCTTCTTTGATTTTCCGGGGATTGCAAAATCAACGACTGCACATCTGGAGTGGAGAGGTTCGATGATTTTGTTTTTAAAGTTACAGGTGAAAATAAACCTACAGTTACCATGAAACGCCTCAATGTTCGCCCGTAGAGCGAGTTGAACATCGTGGGTTGTGTTGTCAGCTTCGTCAACAATGACGACTTTGTGCTTGGAGTCACTAGATAGTGATACGGTCGATGCAAAATTTTTGACCTTGTTTCGTACTGTGTCAAGATAGCGTCCTTCGTCAGATCCGTTAATAATAATGTAACTAGCACCTAGTTGTTCACAAAGTGCCCTAGCAACAGTTGTCTTGCCAATGCCTGCAGTTCCAGAAAGAAGAAGATTAGGAATCTGTCCACTTTCAAGAAACTGGTTAAAGGTTTCTTTTGTTTCCTCCGGGAGGATACAATCATCAATAGTCTTGGGTCGATACTTTTCAACCCAAAGAAATTCATTACGAGACATAAAATTTATTCAAGTGGTCGTACAAATTCGTTAGCAACCATATCGGTCGCAAACATTGTATCATACATGTACCGAACTGCAGATTCTGGAGTGGTATGGTCTCCACATGTAAACACATCGCAAACTGCCATACCTAGTTCTGGCCAAGTATGAATGCTAATATGGGACTCAGAAAGCATCGCAACAGCAGTAACTCCCTGTGGTTCAAATTTATGAGAAACTAGATCCAGCAAAGTGCTTTGAGCAAGTGTTGCAGAATTGATTAGCATTTCCCTAATATAAGATTCATCATCAAGAAGAGATGCCGAACAGTTCTTGAGGGTAAAAAGAATGTGCTTCATTGCCCATACACCGAATCAGGCTCTAGAGCAATGTAATACTCTAGTTTTTTAATTTGATCGCTAGGAGAAATTGCTTTGCAAAATTTTGCTGCCTTTTCGGTAATTTCTACTTGATAGTCCCCTGAAATAATTTTCATGTTTTCCATCTTAAGATTGAATGAAAACGGGGTCTCGGATTCTCCCACAACATAAGATACAGTATTAGATTCATCGTTATCTCGATCCTTAACGACTAAGCAAACATCTCCACCCCTAGACTCAAGACAAAGATCAGGAAGTGTAAAAACGTTAGAAGACTTAATTAAAGATTTAAGATCATCAGATTTTAGATTGAAAGAGAAGAGTGGGTTTGGAAATTTGATTTCGCTTTCAGGTGGACTTTCAATGATGTCTGGGTCAGCATAAAAGTATCGAACTTTAGTTCTATTACTTTTAATAGTCACGTAAGAAGAGTGCCCAAACTCAAGATCAAAATTTTCAAAAAGATCAAGTCCGTTCATAAATTGACTAAGATCATAAATGGCAAATGACTCAGGGAACTCTTCTTGAACTACAGCATTGCCATATACATTCTTGGTAATGGACATGGTAGCAATTCGATTGCCACCACGAATGTAAATAGAGTTGTTAATATCAGAAAAGTTTCTAAGAATGCTTTGCGTTGATTCTGACAGTTTCATAATCAGTGGTTATAAGGTTCACGAACAGCATTTTTATCATTGAAGTTCATCAGAAGAACTGCGTAATGCAAGATCTTCATGATGTCTCGACGAGCAGTACCCTTCTTATCGTACCGAGAAGCATACTTAAGAATGTTACTCCTACAGAATGCCTCACCATCCCCACAAGCTTCAATCAGATCAAGTGTTTGGATTTTATCATCTCCAGCAGAATAGTGCTGGTTGTAAGTCCCCCGAATATACTCAAGCAATTCTTTTACAATTGCTTCTTCATTGTATTTCCAAGGAGTGCCTTTGGATTCATTAATAATGTCAGTCATGTTGTTGTTAATAAGAAACTCGTAATCGCTGTGCCCCCAAGGGCGCATACCATAATCAATGTCTTCAGACATTTTCAATTCATCGTAAAGTAAAGACCAAGAATTTGTCATTAGTATTGTACCAGATTAATTTGAATTAGTCAATAGCAGGTTCTGAGAACTCAACATCAACATCTACTTTATCATAAAGATCCATAAAAGATTGCTTGGTTTCATCATCAAAGCGATTGAGACAAACCTTGATTGCCTTTGCCTTGTCATTGAAAATGCTGTAGGCACGAATGATGTGAGTCAGACGGCGAGTGCTGATGATCTCATCAATAGCACCCTCATAGAAGGTCTTGCGAATCATTTGTGCCCAGTCAGTAAGACGTTGACAAAACTGGCGGTCTTGAATACCAAGATCAAGGGAAATGCCCTCAAGGATCTTTCTCTCAGTACTTGCTGAAGGATACTCTTGCTCAAAAGTTACAGGGAATCGCTCAAGGAATGCTTCGTTGAGAACGTTAGTGCCGATGAAACGTCCATCATCAGAACCTTTTCCCTTAGTGTTAGCAGTAGCAAATACATTGAATCCAGAAGCAGGACGGACATACTTACCAATCTTTTTCAGGAATACACCTTTGCCTTCTAGAATAGACTGAAGGCAGAGGATTTTGTTGGAAGCAAGGTCAATCTCATCTAGAAGAAGTACAGCTCCACGTTCCATAGCTTCGATGACTGGACCATTATGCCAAACAGTTTCGCCGTTAACAAGACGGAAACCACCAATAAGATCATCCTCGTCAGTTTCAATGGTGATGTTAACGCGAACCAGTTCTCTATTTAGAGCAGCACATGCCTGTTCAACAGAGAAGGTTTTGCCGTTGCCGGAGAGACCAGTGATAAAAGTGGGGTAGAAGATACCAGACTGAATGATCTTTTTGACATCAGAAAAGTTCCCGAACGGGACAAAAGTATCGTCTTTAACAGGAATCAAAGCACTTTCTTCCCGATCGGTAGCAGCAGGTGCATCATACACACGTTGAAGTTCTTGAGCAGTCAGGTTCCAACGACCATGACCAGTTTTATATTGCTCAAGTCGTTTAGTAATAGTGGGATAAGAAACATTAAACTCTCGGCAAGCAGCATTGACAGCATCGCCGCCAAACTCATTACCATAGTTTTCCGAAAGGAAGGAGATTAGTTCGTTGACGTTGAGGTTAGACATGCGAGGCATTTGTCCTTGGTGTGTTTCGTTGACTTTCATAGTATAAGGGAAATAGTGGGGATCAGACGACCCCCGTGGACAGTTCATCAAGCGACCATGCTGATGAAGGATGACAAAACTTTCTTGTTAGTCGATTTTGCTTTAAGAGACTTTTTAAATGCTGTACGAATCTGTGCCTTAGTTGCATCATCAGAAACTTCAAACTCATCGGATTCATTCAAAGTTGTAGATGCAATTGCATACAAAGCAGAGTAACCATTGTCTTTAATTTCCCAGAAACGCTCTTTAGACCAACGCTTCTTCATTTGATCGCTGTATTCGTAAGCATAGTTATAAAAGAAATTACGAACATCACGACTAGGAAGAACGCGAATACCAATAAGGTTAACTTCAGGGAAATTATCTTTGAGATTTTCAAGCAGAATTTTAGTAACACTTCCTGTCCAGGTATGTTCATTGTATGCAGGTCGATAAACACGTCCAATCTTACGATCTCGGATTTGACAAGAAGGATTCAAATGAGCTCGACCCCAATAATCATCATTACTGTTGTATTTTTTAGTTTTATTTACCCGTGCAATACCTGCAGATTCTCCATCCGTCAGGATAACAGCATTTACTTTTTGAAGATTATTCTCTTTAATGAAATTAGGAATAAGTTCGCGAAGAGTAATCAAAGATTCATTTAACGGAGTTCCAGACAATCCAAATCCAGGAGCAACATAATCCCAACAACGTTTTTGATGATAGAACGCCATAGAGAACAAGTTACGACAATCTTTATCTAAATCTTTTGCCGATCTTTTGTGGGAAAGCAGGTTGAGCATCCGAAAAGAACGAGCCAGATAAAGAGTATTGTTCTCTAGTTCCTGAATCTCAGATCCATCATCACTATAATCAAAATGCTTATCAGCATATTCATAAGTAAATGCATATGTCTCAAAGGGAATGTTTACCTTCTTACAGAACCAAACAAGATTAAGAAGTTGCTTGACAGTATCAAGAATGAAATCTTGCATAGAACCAGACCAGTCAAGAACAAAGATAAGACCATGGTTTTTACCATCAGGAAGAACCGTAATCTTCTTGAACAAATCTTCGTTATATTTGTAAGTGTGTAATTTAGTGGTGTCTAGAACTCCAGTGCGAGAAACTGATGCTCTAGAATAAGCATCAGCAGATTTTTTGCACTCAAATTCTTTAACAAGATAGTTAACACCGCTAGCAGCTTCTTTGCGATATTTAAAGTACTCAGAATCTACATGTACTTGAGCACCTTTCAGTTTATCATTATCAACACTCCATTCATGAATAGACTCAGAAACTTGCTTAATATCAATAATTACGTTTTCTAAAATAAGTTTTGGAAACTCAATGTAAGTGGTGTCCATCACAGAGTGGTCAATCAATTGCTCTTGGTTACGCTCAAATGCAGAGTCAGTCTTAGAATCAAACTCATCATTTTTTTCACCAGCAGAAGAAATGCCACTGTATTCAGAATCATCAGCAGCACCATCAGATGCTTCTGAATGCCCTTCAGAATCGCCAGGAAGAGCGTCCTGATCTGCTTCAGATGGTTTCACTTCAACAGTGCTTCCATTGGACGACTGCTGCTGATTAGAGACTTCTGGAGTTACATCCACTTTCTCTTGTTGTTTACTCTTAATAAAATTAAAGATCAATTTAGAAATCTCAAGAACATCATCAAATGTTTTTGCAGTTTCTACCATGCGAACAAAATCTTGTTCAGTATCACTAAACGGAACCGCAGCAAAAGTACCAACCTTAAAGTGAATATTAATTCTGTCAATAAAATTCAGCTTACTAAGATCTTCATTAGCAATGCTGAAAAAGTCATCATCAAAAAGTTCTTTGTATCCTTTGTAAAAGGTTTTAGCAAATCCAGGAAATTTAATCTTCATCATACGCTCAATGCGAGCGTCTTCTACAACATTAACAAAGGAGGGTGGAACATCTGCATACTCATCTACATGCCAATCTAAATTTGGAGTATACAATGCATGTCCAACTTCATGTCCAACCAGAAGATCATAAACAATAGTAGATGCTTTCCTCCACATAGGCAGGGTCAACACACGCTCTTGTACATCAAAAGATGCAGTGCTTACTTGCTTGTGCTCAACAATTAGATTCTCAGTGGCAAGCAACCTGGCAAGGTTATCTTTGACTTGGTGGGTAAAGATCATCATGAGAAGATTGAATCGGTATGGGCATATTGTACAAAAAAGGTCGCCCCTTAGGACGACCCATGTGACACTTCTTGAACTGTTTCAGGCGTGCTTTTGCCTGACGCAGTGCTTGTGGTTTTAACTTTCGTTTCTGATCTTTCTTGGAATGGTGTTGCCAGTTAGGAAGCTGAGTCATTGGACTGAAAAGGTTTAGAGAAGTTTTTGACCTTCTTGAACTGTATCACATTATCAAACTTGTCGTGCAAAATATCCTGCTTATGTGAGATAACGAAAACATTGTTACCCTCGGTAATGTTTCTGAGGATGTTGATGAAGTCGGCAGTTCCGTTACTATCTAGCGAACTGTCAAATACTTCGTCCAAAATGAGAAGGTTGGTATTGACTGAGTTCTTCAGTTTAGCAACCTCTCTCCAAGTAAAAAGAAGTGCTAGGTCGATTCTCATCTTTTCGCCCTCAGAGAATGAAGCATAAGAAAACTCATCTCTAAATCGCGACTTAATGGTTTCGTTGAATGTATCGTCAAGATTAAAGTTAACATAGAACTCAAGTTCTTGAAGGTACTTGTTAATCAACGTATTCATTACGGGAAGATACTTACGAATAATAGTGCTCTTAACACCTCCATCCTTAAGAATGTCAGCAATGATTTTTAATTCCGTTTGCTTCTTAATAAGTTTTCTGCGTTGAAGTTCTTGAGATTTTCCTTGCTCAATTAGTGTTTTAGTCTTTTCTGTTTCGGCATCAATAAGATCACCATTTGAATTAATTGACTCAATCTCAGCAAGAATATCTTTGATTCTTTTTTCATTCCATTCTACTTCTTTTAATGCCTCTCGGATCTTAGACTGAGTTGAACTAATAGAATCTAGAATCTCATTCTTTTTAGATAATAGTTTAATTACTTCTTTACGATCACTATCAAGTTTTTCAAGTGCGTTCTCAAATTTTTCAATCTTACCAGAAGTTTCCAGTACCTTAGCATCTTTAAGTTCTTGACTTATTTCCTGATTGCACGTAGGACAACTTGCATGATTAGTAAAAAATTTCTGCTCCTTTGCCAGTTCTTTTATCTTACTAGAGAATGTAATGTCATACTCTTTAAGTTTATTAATTTTGGTATCGACATCAGCATACTCTTTAATTTTATCATTCAAAGAATTCAATTGAACTTCATACCCTTCAGCATCATCTTTCTTGAGTCGTATACTTTCCTCAAGAATTGAAATAGTGTTTTCTTTTTCTTCAATGTTTTGCTGACTTTGATCCTTAAGGTTTTGGATGTACTTACGCTGAACTTCTACCTTTTCCTTAAGAATAGAAACAGCATATTCAAGTTCCCCAACCTCTTCCTTTATAACCTTAACTCTATCTTTAAGAATCACATTCATTGTAGAAAAGATTCTAATGTCAAGGATGTCTTCAATAACTTCTCTGCGACCTGCTGCAGGTAACTGCATAAAAGGAACAAATGTTGAAGATCCTAGAACCACAATCTGAGTAAATGATTTGTAATTAAGCTTGAGAACATTCTGCTCTAACCATTTTTGCTGATCATTTGTTGCTGCTGCTTGGTCCAGTTTTTTCCCATCTTTGTAGATTTCAAATACTGTTGGTTTTATACCTCTTACGATTTTCCAATCAATGTTTCCTACAGTAAACTCAATTTCAACTTTCAGATCACCAGAGTTTATAGAATTAACTAACTGTGGTTTATTGATCTTACGGAAAGGTTTATTGAAAAGACCAAAACATAATGCATCAAGTATAGTAGATTTACCTGCTCCGTTCTCTCCAATGATTAAAGTCTTATTGTGAGAGTTAAGATCAATTGTAGTGTAGTTGTTTCCAGTAGAAAGAAAGTTTCGCCATTTAATAGTTTTAAATTCAATCATCAGCTGTTGGTGGAATAATAATGTCGTTTGGGGTTACAATACAATAAGCGTATCCGTTCTCTTCGCAAATATGAATGGCAACATCGTCTTCAACTTCAACAACAATCATTTCAGGATAATCATCTGCTGCCAATAATTCACAATGCCTTTCGGCATCTTCTTCACTTTCAAACAAATACAAAATATTTTTAGTATCAAAACTCGGTGCATAAGCACCTTCAGATTCATTTCCTTTGATTGTAAGAATATACATTATTCTAACTGTAGTGATTCTGAATATATAGATCCTATGATAGATTTTAGCACATCTTTATCATCATAGTCTAGTTCATCAACATAGCGTTCAAGGAATGAAAGTGTACCCTCTATTTCTATGTCACCTTTAGGGTTTACTACATCGTTGGTGTTGTCAATAATCTTTAAGTCATGAACTCCACATTGATATAGACGTTCAATAATATCATCGTAAGCAAAATAATTAGTACGTTTTTCTACAATAAGTTTTACAAATTTATTTTGATATTCATTAACATCAATCTTAGTAGGATCATCAATAGTATCGTTATAATAAATTTTCTCAAACATGTTAATGGGATTCTTAACAAAGTTTAGTTTTAAACTTTCAGTGTCAAACAAATGGAATCCTCTTACATCTCCATAATCATTCCAATACATCTGGTAAGGATTACCCAGGTAATATACGTTACCATAATTAGAGCGATGGTGGAAGTGCCCAGAAAATACTTTCTTAAATTTTGAAAACACATCTGGACTCATACCGTGCTCCATTACATATCCCTTATGTGCTTCAAATCCAGAAATCTCAAGATGACCCATAGCAATCTTTGCTTCAGTATTAGCAATCTCCTCAAAGGTTTCGGTCTCATTATCGACACAGATCCAGGGAATAAAGCATATTGGTAAATTACCAATCGTAATTGTTATTGGTTTAGTAATGTGAAACACATTTTCATATTCACTTAACAGAATATTGACTGCATTCAAATCAAGAGTGTTCTTGTAATAAGAAGTGTGGTTACCTACTACTGTGTATACAGAGATATCTCGTTCAGCAAGTTTGTCATAATAATTTTTCTTTGCCCAATCGAGTGACCAAAAATCAATCGACTTACGATTGTCAAAGGTATCACCAAGATCAAACACAACAGAGATGTTGTGCTTATCTAAAGTTGGGAAGAATACTTCGTCATAAAATTCTTTCATGTAGTCATGAAAAATCTGACTACCTTTCCTCATACCAAAATGCTGGTCAGTAATAATAGCAACTTTCATCAATACCTCATCTTCTGTTCAAGGGAATTCTTAATCTGCTCGTAGGAAGCTTCACACCCATATTCATCTCCACTGAATACTTCGGTAAACCCAGATTTTTCAATCATCTTATTCTTAATATCAACTTGCTTTTTCTCTTTTTGTATTCGTCTAAGAAAAGCGTAGTAAATAATTTGAGTAAAATAGGCAAATGGATTAGTTGACTTTGCCGGATCAAAATTGTCGATGTAAGTAATACAGTTCTCAATCCCGTCACCGATCATGTCATCCTTAAACATGTAGTTGACAAAGTTTGGTTTGTAAGAAAGATGCTGAGCAATCTTCAAAAAGCATCCACCAATGTACTCACCAACTGGTGGTTTGTCGTCGCCAGTTTTTTGTGCTTCATTTACCTTCTTCTTATACTCAACAATTGCTTGTAAGAAGTCTTTGTTGTTTACGTAATGTTCTTTTTGTCTTGACATTAGATTCTATGTTTTCTTCTCTGTAGATCATAGCACATATTAAGGGGCTTGACAAGACCCTTGGATCTGTGTATAATAACACGGTCAGGGTTCAGAAAACAGCTTTAAATAAGCTTTAATACATACTAAGATTCTTTATTATCCTTAGTATCCATTAAGAATATCTCTTCAAGTAACTCTCTAGCATCATCAATAGATGCTATGAGACCCATATCCTTATTGAGTTCTACTTTACCTTTAGAGTTTTTATAGTTCTTAGATCTACTCTGTTTCTTTTTCTTTTCATTCATTTCCAGTTTTAATAAACTCTCTTTATAGAACTGAACTGGTAAACCTTCTATTTCAGTAATAGTAATAATGTCATTACCTGAAATAAAAAACTCGGTCTCCCTTGCCATCTTCATCCAGTATTTAATTTTCAATCCCTGAATAACACCAGGGATATCTATTTCTTCGACTTCAATGGGATGAGAAATTAAGAGGTAGTCCTCTACAGGATCTGCCTCTTTTACCAAACATAAAATTTCTTCATTTGTTTTTAGTTTTATATTTGCGAAAAATGGTTCCATACTTACGATTTTAGTTTTACATTTATGATCTCGTAATCAAAATTTTCTTGATTGTAGATTTTTACCCTTTCAAATAGATGCTTAAGTGTGTAGTTAGGATTGCTACTATCTTTTGAAGTATCATCTGCTATATCATAAAGAACTGCGGCATTTTTATTATCGCCTTTTCGTAGTACTCTACCAATTGATTGCAGATTTCTTACCCTTGATTTGGAAGGACTTGCAAAGATAATGTTGTGTAAATTTTTAATATTAATTCCAGTAGAGAAAGTTCCGTAACTAGCAATAATAATTGCATTGGATTCTTGTTCGGTAATAGATCGGATTTGCTCCCTATCTTTTACATCAACACCACCGTGTACGAAGAAAACTTTTCTACCCTCTTTAGCACTACTATTTATCAATTCAAAAAGTGGCTCGCCGTGACGCTCCACATAATTAAAAAGAACAAGAGTATTGCCTGCTAGATCTAAAGAAAGATTTTTGATGAAATTATTTCTCTTGGGATGAGACACAAGATAATCTATCTCTTCATGATAACTATCAAATTTTACATGATTGTGTCTTAGAGAAATAATTTTAATTTTTAACCTAGACAAATGACCTTGCTTAATAAGATCGTTTGTATTGGTTATTTTTTGATGAGGACCAAATAGACCTTCTAATACTAATTTATTTGTTTTACTTCCATCCAATGTACCGGTAAACCCTACACGATACTTTGCATGATGAAGCTTAGTTAAAATGTCTGTTAAAGATTTTGCTTTAAACAGATGTGCTTCGTCTCCAACTACTGCAGTAAAATTTTCAAAAAACTTTCTTTTTTGTTTGTATACTGATTGCCATGTGGTGATAGTGATGGGTTTGTCGGAAACCTTTTCAAATCCAGCATATACTTTATGACAATGTTCTTCTGCATCCCAACCATACTCAATAAAGTCTTTATACATTTGTTCTACAAGAGATGTAGTTGGGACTACGATCATAATCTTTTGTCCAGTTTCTTGAAGAAAACGAACAATAGAATAAATCATAAATGATTTCCCAGACCCTGTAGGGGATACGATTAATCTACGCTTTTTTCTAAGTGCTTCGTAAATTGCTTTATATTGATAATCTCTTGCTTTTAATGTTGTAAATTTTTTAACAAAAGATTTTACACCATCTAAAGATACCAACTCATCTTCTTCATTTGCCATGCCGAAAAATTCATTATCAGCATAGTCATAATGATACC